CTTCAGCGACTGCACGCCGCTAGACGTGGTCGTGTCGCGGAACTCGACGTTTACGGAAATCGTCCCGGATACGTTGCTCATCGGTAAGAGCCCCAGCGTTGTGAGTCGAGCAGGGATTTCACGCCATAGGGCACGTCTTGCGGCACGGCACCAGTGGCGACAGCCGCCAAGCGGCTTTCGTACCAGTGAGCCACAAGCATCAAGATGGCGTGCCGGATCGCCGCCGGCACACTCGTGCCGCTGGCCCCGTATCCGCCCCACCAGGTGACGCTAATGGCGTTATCGTCCTGTAGGTGCGGCGGCCACGTCTGGCCGTACAAAGTCTTCACGGTGCCCGGCACGCCGTCGCGGTCCACGCGGTAGCTGGCCGTCGAGTAGGTCGCCGTGGTGCCGTTTTCAAAAGTGAACGTCAGGGCCACCGCCGTGGTCGTGCCAGCCGTTGCCATCGGCGGGCGTGGCAGCTCAATGTCGTGCGTGCCGTCAGGCGGGAAGCGGTCGAACCGCATCACCCACTGCGTATGCACCAGCGTGCGGTCCAGATACTGCTCGACCCACTCACGGGCAGCCGTAATCAGCGACCCGATGTAGGCGTCGTCAGTGGCCGTATCAACCCGCAGGTGGGCCTTGGCCTCTGCGAGCGTCACAGGCTCAACGGCTGGGGCGGTCGCTCTGGTCAGGCTTCGGTATTGCACGGCGGCGTTTCCTGGGTGTGGCGTCGGCCGTTTCGGCTTCGTGCTCGACGGCTGCCGTCTCGATCAGTTGGCCCTGCGTGTCCTCAACCGCCACCCGCTGGGCGAGCAGCTGCGTGGCCAAGCCACCGGAAATCTCAACAGTCTGCCCCTTGCGGTAGCCACGCCACGCGCGGGTAAATGTGATTTTCCTCATTGCGGCACACTCCATGCAGTTTCGGGGCGTTTGCTTGTGTTCGTGAAATCGGTAGTCCACTGGAAAACCGGCTTGCCGAGATCCCGGCCAGGCCACGTCACCACGTACTCACCGTGGCCGAGAACCACGCGGGGCGTGACGAACACACGGTTCCCGCTATCGCGCCAGTTGCGCCAGAAGTAGATGTCGGGGTCAGTTCTGCCTTCGTTCCATGAGCCGTCTGAGCCGGGCTTGCTCCAGAACCACGGTTTTTTTGCACGCTTCAGGGCGGCCGTGCTGATGACGGTAAGCCCGAAGTGGGCCGTGTCCACTTCCTGCACAGGCTCGGCGAACCACGACGCAGGCAGGCTTGTGGTGCCGTCAGGCGGCGGATTGTCGAGCGTGCCCTTCAGCGTGAGCATCGGGCGGCCGTCTTCACGCTTCGTCTGCAGCCCAGTGATGGCGTCACACTGGAACGTCATCGCCATGGCGAAAAGGTGCTCAACGTCTTCCTTCGTGAAAAACGTGTCGTAGTCGATGGTCAGCAGGTACTCGGCCTTGTCGATGAATTGTTCCATCACCCGCGTGTTCACCTGGTCCCAGAACGCACCAGTGCCCATCGTGGGGCGAATCCCTAGCGGCATGAGCGCCTGAGCCCAAGCGAAGTGATTGGCCGTAAACGACAGCCTGGGCATCGACAGGATGGCTTCCACCCGGATGTCGGCCTCGGTGCCACCAACTCGCACGATCATGCGTGACTCCAAAAAGAGAGCGGGCGGCCCCCGCTTGGAAGCCGCCCGCTCAGAGTCGCACACGAGTCAAGCCGTCAGGCTCAGCCAGCCGCACCCACGAGGCCGATGATCGGGCCGGCGACGCTCGAGGAGCCGAGGTTGGCGTGGTTAATCGCCACGCGAGCCACCGCACGGATCACGGTCTGATCCGACAGGAAATTCACCTGATCCGAGCTGGCGATCTCGATGGCCTGGCGGATGCCGTAGTAGGAGCTGTTGGCCATGTTGCCGTACAGCGCCATGATGACACCCGAGGAATCCGCACCGCTCGGGAGCCGGTCGGTGAGAACCACCGGGCTGCCGAGAAAGGTGAGGCCCATGCCCTGCGACAGACCCACCGACCCGCCCTGGGCGAGGTCGAGGTTCTGCATGCAGGACGCGAAGAAGAACGGCGAGCAGAACCACTTGGCACCCTGCCGGCTGTGCTGGGGCACTGCGCCCATCATCGCCAGCAGGTTGGCCTTCGTCACCTCGTCGGGCGTGTCACCGGCAGCGGTCACGAGCGACGCCGCGTAGGTGGCAGCCGAGCCAGCGAGAAGGCCACCCGTGTGGCTGGTCACAAGACCGGCCACGCCAGGGGCGTTGCTCGGGTTGCCGGACCACGCAGCCGCTTCCACGGCGTTGCTGAGCGACAGGGCGAGCTCGGCAGCGATCCAGTCGGCGATCGACACGATGGAGTCCTGCAGGAGCTCCGACGCGATGACCACCGCGCCCGTGACCTTCTTCGCCGTCAGCGTGACTTGGTTGCTGGTCGGGTCGCTGGGAGTAATCGCCACATTCTCGTCAATCCATGCCGCCGACGCTCCCGCAGTTCTGCGAGGAAAGAGCACCACGTCCGAAGGCATCACCACGTTGGTGGCGTTCTGGGCAAATGCCGAGTACTCATCCACGAGCCGGATGACGGTCGAGGAGAGCACATCGGGCACGAAGGCCGCACCCGTGGTGCTGCCGGTCGAACCCTGGGCACGAGCCTCGACGCCGTGATCTTGGCACCACCGCTTGGCATCGGCGTCGCCCGCCTTGGCCTTGAACCACATGCCCACCGAGTAGGCGTCCTTGGCGTTTTCAAACGCACGGAGCCGACCCGAGAACGGAACCGCCTCGATGCGGACCTTCTCGCTGCGCTCCTCGGTCACCTCGGGAGCCGGCGAGCAACGCTCGACCACGCTGCGGAGATTCTTGGCCGACTCGACCACCTTCTTCTCGAAGTCGATCTTGGCGGTGAGTTCGTCGGCACGCTTGTTGAGGTCGATGAGCTCGACATCGCGGGCGGTCGTGTCTTCGGCCTCGATCGCCCGCACGGCGTCGATCCGGTTGGCAAGGGTTGCCGCCTCGTCCTGAAGCTTCTTGAGATTGTCCATGTTCGGTGAGACTCCTGCGGCGGTATTGCCGATGGAGTCCACTCTGCCCTTACGGGCGTGGCACCTTGCAGAAGCGGATTTGCGAAAGCGTTGTTTTTACAAACGCTACCGCACGCGCCCCGCACCTCGGGCAACGCAGATACCGCTGCCGTTCGTCACCACACGGACGGCTGGAGCGGCACCGGAGTTTTTCGCCGCACGTGCAGCGTGCTTCAGACACGGCGAAGCCTCAGAGCCCACGCCGCTGCGGCGTCACGGACCAGCGAACGCTTGGCGATCTCAGCGGCCACAGCCTCAGGCTCGGGCTGCGTCTGCGTTGCCAGCCAGGCCTCGTAAGAACGCATGGCAACGGATGCAGACGTGGAAGGGTAGGCCGGGTTCAGCACCGGACCCACGTCGTAGAGGCCCGACACCTCGCGGATCTGGCGGATTGCCTTGCCGTCCTCGCCAGTGCGGAAGGATTCATTCTTGGGCTCCACCGTGAAGGCGAACGACGAGCCCCGCACGTCGCGCCGCTGGATCAGCTCGAGCACGTCGGCCCGGCTCACGGGCGGCGTCACCACGTACTTCAGACCCTTGTCATCGCTAGAGAGTTCCAGCGTTCCAGACGAGGAACGGCCCAGCACGATGTTGGAGTCGTGGTTGAACAGCGCCACCACGTCGCCCTTGCCACGCTGGCGGTTCAGAATCTTGTCGAACGCGCCCGGCAGGATCTCTTCGCGGAACCCGCCGAGGTCGAGAGAAAGCCGGTTGTACACGGCGGCGTATCCGATGATGGCGGCTCGGCCATCTGCCCGGTTCTCCACGATCAGCTCGTTCTCTTCCTCAAAGGCGAAATCGCGGCGTTCAATTTCCATCGGTGTACTCCTCCTGTTCGGCCTGGTCCTCGGCTGCAGCGGCCGGGCTGTCTTCTACTTCGGCGGGCGGCTCGGGCATCGGCTCCGGTGCCGGCGGCTCCGCGCCCACCTTGTCCAGCGTGGTCATGTTGAGTTGAACGAAGTGCTTGTCACCTTCCGGCCCGATCGGGTTCAGGTTCTCGAGCTCGCGGATCTCGTTGATGGTCATCCACCCGTTCTGCAGGGCCGAGACGTAGTAGGCCGAGCGGCTTGCGTGGTCGCCACGCAGCAGGCCGCTCACCGAGTGTTCCGCGAAGTACCGCTCATCGTCCACGATCAGATCGCGGCTGATGGCTGCTTCCCATCGCTTCAGGTGCGGCAGAAGGCAGTGCTGGACGAACTCCGTGCCCTGCACCTCGATGTTTGAATACGTGCTGCGGGTCAGGTCTTGGATCATGTGCGGCGGCACGCGGAACGCCCGGCAGATCTCGATCACCTGATACTGCCGCGTCTCTAAGAACTGGGCAGCCTCGTTACTGCCGCTGAGCTCTTTGGCGGAAACGCCCGCAGGGAGGACGGCCGTTCGGAAAGCCCTGTCGCTGCCCCTGTGCATTCGCTCCCAACTCTCACGTAGGCGCTCGGCAGCGTCTACGGGAATCGGGTTGCTGCTTT